GCATCACCTTCTTCAACCAGCAAGCAGCCAGTGCCAACGGCTAAGTCCATAAATGATTCATGCACCTCTTGAGCAAAGTTACTATTTGCAAGAACCTCAAAGATATACTCGGTAACTTCATCAAGACTATTGTTTACTTCGTCTTCTTCTTCTGCCGGAACTTCTGAGCCAGCAACTAGATCAGACCAGCGCGCAAAGTTTGGAACAAGACCAGACTGCAAACGAGATGCAAACTCTTGAACACCAACCACTGCGGTCTCGTCAAAGATGCGATCATCGCGACGTTGACCCGGAGCATTAAAGTAAAAACCCTCGCGTTGCGGCAGGGCATAGTCATAACACTCTTGAAACAAATCCTCGAAAGGTGTGCGTTGAGTCCGCGCAGTTTCGTATTTTTTAATATAATGTTTTGCAGTCTCGTGCATTTACTTAACCCTTAAGATAGCCGCCAAAGAAACTTTCATTCTTCTTATCGTCGGCAAGCAAACTATAAGATCTACTGCCCATTCCGCGTCTGCGAGTTAAAGAAGCGGCAGTTTGTTTAACTTTTCTGCGTCTGCGTCTGCGAATTTGTTCTAATACAGGCTGAACCTCTACATCGGCTTTTAGCTTTTGTGTAACTTTTTCTATCTCTTTTGGACGTTCAACTTCTGTAATTTGTTTTTTAATTACATCCCTGTGCTGAGACTTCCCGCCCTGAATGGATGCAGCTTTTACATCACCCTCAACATAGGTATCAATTAATTCTTTGCGAATAGCAGCAATAGTTCTGGGGTCTGAGCCAGCAGCTTTAGCTTCTTTTAGGACGGGTTGATCGGCAACAAACTTAGTTATTTCAGAGGTTCTAGCTTTATAAGCAGTTTCAAAAGCTTTTGTTTCAGCAGCTTTTTGAATTTCAGCAGAGCGTTTGTATGCTGGTTGGCTGACTGGCAGAATTGTTCGAGCAGTAGCAGCAGCAATGTCTGCGTCAACGCCCTTGTTTAGGTTGAGGCTTTGGATGAGACTTTGTTGTTTAGCCTTACGCTGATCAGCAAGTTGCTTACGGCGTCTTTCTATTACATGACCGGGTAATCCCATTACTTCATCCTATTCCAAAAACTTTGCTTTGCTTGCTTGGGTTTCCGTGTAAATATATCAAAGTCCCGCTTCATAGTAAATGGTTTAGCATTTTTGTTATTTCCAAGAACTTCACGGCCTTCTCCACCGCCAAGCATTAAATATTGTAGGGCATCGTGTATGTGAGAGAACCTGTTTTTGTCTGGCTTGTCATCGTAACGCTCGCCAGATACTTGCATGCGCCTATACCCATAGCCTCCATCAAAGCCCTTGATTAATTCTTTGCATCGAGGGTCTATCAGAATACCTGACTTGCCTTCAACCAAACGGTTAAGTGTGCCAGCCACAGCTTCGATACGCAAGGAAACATCATTAGATTGTGCAGGACGCGCAGTAAGCCCAGCACCTCGAAGCACTTGAAATGGGGTGCTTTCATCGGTTTGCGCGCGGAAATCGCCAGCCGGATCTCCAATGATATTTACTTCACACCCACTATAGCGGGTAGCAATTTCTTGTCGAAGCAACTCTGCAAATCGCACAATTCCCATATCGAAAGCAACAATCTCTTGAAGTATTAACCAACGACCACGAACACGCTGACCAAACACAGCAGCAGGAGTAAGGCCAAAGTCAAGACCAACAAAGACCGGAACTCCAGCGGCAACAGGTATTTCTTCTTTAGCAATGTGTAGGTCTGGCGCAAACATTTGATATACCGGCTTTCCATCATTTATCTGTCCTAGCTTATTCATTACATAAACATCAATCCAGCTTTTAGTCTTACCCCTGATAAGATTAGGGTAATAACTTTTCATCATGTTCTTTTGGTTCTCTGCCTGTTTATTAGGCACATAGTCTTGGATAGAACCCTCTTTATCTTTTTCCTCTACCATTCCCGCAGGCTGCGTGTAGAAACTCCAGTTGTCTGGCTTTACCATCATACGCGCTTCATCAGCAGAAATATGGTCGGGGATAGGAACTTCGCCGGACATAATAGGCCACCAGTGGTCTTCTTCTGGCGCGTTAGTATCAGCAATTACGCCAGTCCAAGTCGGGCCGCCCTCTCGCATAGAGGGGAAACGACCAACACGCATAGTGCAAGCATCAATAATTGACTTCGGCAATTCCCTCGCCTCGTTAATCCAAATGCCAGTCAACTCCAATGACAGAAGTTTCTTTACATCCTCTGGTCTATCAAGAGCAAGAAAGATAACCTCAAGGTCTAAATCGCCTTGCTTGATATGATGTGTGTAGGGGACTGACCACTGGAACTTGCCCCATTGGTCTTCGGGAAACCAGTCAAGCCAAGTCTTAATAGTGGTGGTTCTCAGCTGCGGGTTGGTGTTACGAATGATAGCCCAGCGTGAGCGGCGTATCCCATCATCGTTTTTTTGTTGCGCTAAAGCACGGCGGAAAACCTCAACACAGCAACCAACAGATTTGCCAGAGCCTACCGGGCCGCGAATACCACGGAAGAAGGTATCGTCCTTCATAAACTCCTTTAGGACATCGCCATCTGGCTTATACTTAAAGTTTGTCAATTTTATGATCCACGCCGACTTTGATTAGACGCTCAACCACATCGGGAGCAATAATCGAGATAAGCTTATCAGCTTCATAGTCAGTGCAGAACTCTTTGGGGTGGTGCTTGAGGTGAACCTTCTTAACTATGTTGCGTAAGACTCGACGCTCTTGCTCACTTATTGTGTGTAGAAAACTCATCTGTTACCTTCCTTACCTCCTGCATGGCTTCGGAAAAAGACATCTTGCGCGAACTATTGTTCTGCATCTTGATTGCCTTCTTTCGCAGCTTGCGGATTTCTTGCTTAGACACGACGATGCTTCCGCGTTTTTTCAGCAATACTTTTGGGCTGCTTTGAAAACTGTTTGCCAGCACGGCGAGCCGCACGTTTCTTTGCTGTAGTGCGAGCATACTCTTCGTCGCTCAAGCTTTTGATTGCCTTCTCTGGCAAGTAACGTTCACCAGTAGCCTCAGAACCTTGAGTGCTGGGCTTGCCTGATTTAGTCCGCCACTTTTGTTTTGTCCAAGCGCGAAGAGATTTTTGCGGGGCTTTCATTAGCTAGTATAGCCTCCGCCCCGAGCCTTGTATTCACGCGCAAGCATCTGAGCCTTGCGTGCAGACCATTGCCCCGGAGACCCACCTTTGCCACCGCGTTTAATTTTCTCAAAGAGATTTTTACGCATCCGTGGCTTGGTGTAATTGCCAGCTTCATTAACCGCCATTCTCTTCTTCCTTCAACTTACGCAAGGAGGTAGGGGTGTTTTTTGTTTTTACTTTTTGAACTCGTTTCTCTGGCACATGGGCTACTGCCTTTACGCCGCGATCAGCAAGTTCTTCTTCTGTAAAAAGGCGAACACTTTCAGCAGTAAAAGTCTTGCCTGAGTGGGGGCGACCATCAGGAAGAACAAAATAATCCTTACCGATGTATTCCGAACCATCAATCTTATAAAGCTTGCTCATTTACCATATCCTTTCAACATTGATTTCTTTTTCCCTTTCTTTTTGGCGGCAGCTTTCTTAGCTGCTTTGATGCCAGCAGGGGTGTATGGGTATTTCTTTCCGGCTACGTTAGGCATTACTTACTCCCAAACTTAGGATTATTAGTAAACATAGTTGGTTTGTTTTTTGCCTCTTCACGGCGTTTTTTAAGAATGCGCCAAGCACTGCCAGCAGTCATAGAAAGCCTATCTTTTATCTCTTTCTCAGTTGCAGATACACCAGCATTCTTCAAAAGAGTTTTTGCGGCAGTTAACTCTTGATTGCGAAACGTTGAGTTATGCTCTTTTTTATTAAGCCTGTCAGAAACTTTACGCTCTGCTTGCTTAATCGCCTGAGGAATAAGACTTGTAAACTTAGCCTTTTGATTGTCAGCCATTTAAATCACCATTTAACCTTATTAGCCCAGTATGCCGCAGACATCTTGCCTTTGGCAATGTTTTTTCTATGACGCGCCTTGAAGCTTGCGCGCTTTTTTTTCATACGCTCTGACTCACCGGCCTTGGGCTTGCCAGCAGTAGAGGCACCCTGCTCACCAAAACGAATGGTCTTAACCTTATCGCCTTCTTTGGCGACAACTACATGAGACTTCTTGGGGTGGTTGGGAGTTCTCTGAGGTTTATTAAAACCCTTCACTCCTGCACGAACTAATCGAGGATCACGCGACATTCATCTCTTCCTTGTAACGTGTGTGGTATTTGTTTCCGCGCCACTCAAAGTCTTCTCGACCCAATGCTCGGTTTCTAGCAAAGGCTTGATTGAAGTTAAGCTCATCTGCTTTGGGCGGAGTCATTGCATTAAAAGATTGTGTTACAGCATCCTTAACTTGCGTAAGACGCTCATCACTTAAAAACGCAGCTGGAAGCCGAGGGCTGGGAACTGACATATCAATATCAACATCAAGAATGTCACCAAAGGTTCTGTCAATGCGAGGCAGCTTCAAGTCAAGGTTAAAGCCATCATCATACTTACTGGCCAGTTCAATTCCATCGGGAACAAACTTACCAACCATATCTCCCACCCAATCGGGCAACGCCTCCATATTCGGAAAGTTTACCTCCGCCAAATCAACCTCAGTAGGTTTAGTAGAAAAGGAGTCAGCATATCTATCAACAGCTTCGCGCGCAGTCGCAATAAACTCTAACGGCAACGCATCCTTTGCAAGATTGCCATAGGTCATCAAGACATCAGAAGCAGTATTATATGCTGCTGTCACCATCTTGCCTAAGTATTCAGTATCAAACTGATTGCCACCCCTTGGAGGAATGGTTCCTGATAAAGAAAATTTATAGGTTTGAGGAATGTCTTGAGCAAGATGCACTACCTTTGAGTAAGCGTCTCTCTCTTTGCGAACCTTTGGAGACTTCGAGCGATCGAAGTCAAACGGGTCGTTTGGAATAATAAAGCCACCATCAGGGGAGTCTTCAAAAACAAAGCCTCCAACAGAACTAAACATTTCAAAGACAGGGTCAGTTGCCGACTCAACATAAAGATCAAACAAATCTCTTGCAGACCTTTTACCGCTATAAAATTTTTCAGGACGTTCCCCGGAGGCCATAGCCGGATAGTCTTTATACTCAACATAGCTGCGGCCAGCTTTGCGAGCATTAGCAACAGCCCCGCGCAAAACATCTTTAGCGTTCTCATCCAGCAAAGAAAGGTTCATGTCGGTCTGGCTGGCAACCTCAACGCCCAACGCATTGGTGATCTTATTACCCAGCATAAACCTAGCAAAGGCAACAGCGTTAGCTGGGAGTATCTTGAAAGCCATAACGAACCTTTTGACCTAAAAAAAATTTATGGATTTAATTATAGGTTTTTTACCAACGAAAGAGAAGAGGGAATGTTGTGGAGCCTTGAGAGGAAATAATGTTTGTATAGGACATAATATATATAACTACGTCCGGTTTTTCCCCCTCCCCCCTACCAACAGAGTCAACCCAGCGTTATTTACGACACGATTATCCGAGGTCAATCTCTACCTTGATGTCTCCTGCGTGCAAGTGCATGTGCTTCTCTGGTGCTTTGAGTCCTGCCCTGTCCATGATGTCTTTGCTTGCTTCCAACTGGACGTATTCAGACTTTGCGTTGACTGCTAAGCGTGCGACCTGATGGGCGGCTAGGGTTGCTTTAACGCCCAACTCCTGCCTCATTCTTTCATGCATGTATGATTGCACATGTGGAAGGGCTAAGGTCTTGGAAGCGCTGACCCTTCCGGTCTC